TCATTCTTGAACTTTATACTTGTATTCCAACACTATCCTATATAGGAAATCTTTCATCGCTGTCAGTCTCTGTTGTTCCAATGGACGACCTCCTGGCCATACATCAATGGCACTGCACACGGCACGATACAGAGTATGAACATCCGTGATGTCTAGTTCCAGTTCAACATATGGAACGTCCTCATCATCTCCTTCCCATGATCCTTCATATTCATAATCCATTAGTTATACCCCGCTTGGAACTTGTGCCATTCGATAGAATTCTTGATTTGATAAGTGCGATTTGAAACCTGTTTGAGAATACTATCAAGATAACTAATCATCGTATCGTAATACTGAATTTTCATTGATGCTTCTGAAAGTTTTTCATCTGCATCAAGATACTTTTGCATTGTGTCTTTGTCGCGAATCTTTTTGGGAAAAGGATTTTCAACGTAGACATCAGGGTCAGCTTTCCCTGAGAAGTATTCATATCGATCATGTCGAATGTTCTTCTTCAGTTGTTCAGCTTTTGCACGTAGAAGAATCAAGTTGTTCATCATCTCATGATACTTAGAATGAAGTTGAGGAACTTTCAGTGATTCTTCGTGGAGATTATCAATATCGATTTTGGAATCTTCTTCCCACATCGACTGAATCATATCAAGGTTTAGAATCATCTAGGATCGCCAATGGTTGGTTTGTTATCTAGTCTAACACCATTTCGATCAGTTATCTCATATATGGTATACTTGAAACTGACTTGTGCGGTGAAGAACGAGTAGTCTCTATCACTCACATCAAACTCAAGGGTAGAGAGAGATGTTGGAAAGACATCCTTGAATTTGACAAGAATGTTGGGTTGATAATTGCTGTTTAAAATTTGTAGTGTCGCATCAGAAGACTCGAAGTATCTTGGATCTGTTCTATCAACATCGTTGATAACAGAATATGGATCTTCTGATTTGAGAGTGTTGTATTGTTCAATGGACTCTGGATATCCAAGACCAGTAATCCACTTGTAAATTTGGAGATAGTTCTCCATGTTCTCATCAATCAAGAATCTGAGATTCAGATCATCATAAAGAACCTTGTCACCAGGAACTGCAATGTCCTTCAGGTAACTGGCTTGCACTGCAGTTCCCATACTGATCGAGGGAATATTTGCAGATTGGCACATAAAGTCAACCTTCGGTGCCTTTGAAAGGATAAATTTGAACCCGACAGGAGACATGTAGTTCCTGTTGGATATTTGTTTCGCAAAGGGAGATTGACTCATGAGAGTTTTATTTGTATTTAGATAAAAAAAGAGGGGTCCGAAGACCCCTCTGCACTTCCTTCACACGGAGTGAAAGTATATCACATAAGGTTGGTAACGGCAACGCGACGATAGTAGCGGTTGCTGTTAACGGTAAGAGTACCGTTACCCTGGGTTGTACCCTGGGAGAATGGGTTCTCGACCATACCATAACGAGTCTTAAAGCCAATTTTTGGCTGGAAGGTGTTCTCGCCGACGGCGCGTACCATCTGCAGAGGTACGTAAGGGCAGTAGAAGAGACCAGCGTCATAAGGGGAAGCACCCTTATAACCGATGACGTAGTACTGAGTTGCAGCACTGTTGGCAGCATATGGGTCAATGTAGACTCTATACTTACCATTGATTACACCAGCGAAGGTGTTACCAGTGTCATCAACGTTGAGGTTTGCGTTGAGAGCAGGGGTGTAGTCCAGAACACCAGCCATGGTCAGTGCAGAAGCAACGTCTGCAGAGCACATGATGATGTTGCCCTTCCCTCTACGAGTTCTCTGGGCGATTGCGTTCGCATCTCTTTCGATCTGGAACAGGAGACCCTTGAACTTCTCAACAGACCAACGACCGTTGGAGTCAACGTCGAGGTTGAAAGTACCAGCCTGAGCGGTGTTGACCTGAGCACCAGTCTCAGCAACTTTGTAGATGGTACGGATGACTTCGCGGTTGATCTCAGCAAGAATCTCAGTGGAGAGAATGTTTGCGAGTTCAGCCTCAGCGTTCAGACCGTGAATTGCCTTCAGGTCCTGAGCCAGTTCCATCGAGTACTCAGCTTTCAGAGCACGGGACTTGGCGGTAACGGTGACCTTCTCGATCGAGAAAGCCATTTCGTTGAAATGGTTGCTGCTTGTACCAAGACCTTCAGCGTCGTCGGTACGCATACCTTGACCAACGTCGTAACCAACTTGGGTTGCGTTGCTGGAAGGATTCAGAGCACCAGGGTTGGTTCCACTCTGAGCGGTAGTACCCAGACCAGTTGCAGCATTAACGAAACCGTTAGTTTGCGTGTTGGTCGAGGACTGACCAGAGAATGCAGAATCTGGCTCGTTGAAGAATGCTTCAGTACCGAGTCTAGCATCAGCGTTGGTTCCGTCAACATAACGGGAACGCATCGCGAAGATGAGTCCAGTAGGAGCGTTCATTGGTTGAACGCCAGCCAGGTCATATGCGACCAGGTTAGGCATGGAGCGTCTGATCAGGGAGATCAGAACAGGGTCGAAACCAGCAACAGGGCCGGTTGCGGTAGCGGATCCAGTGTATCCACCGTTGCCGACGCTCATAGTAGGAGCTTCGGACAGGAATGCTTTTTCTTCAGAGAGGAATCTCTCTTGGTTCTCCAGGAGTTGAGCGGTTACTGCGCGACGATGGGAATCCTTAATTGGATCAAGACCATCATGCTCAAGAAGGGGTGCCCACTTCTCCTGCAGATGTTCGGCATTGAACATTTGCGTTTACCTAATGAATGTGTACGTTTGTTGTGTTAATAAAGTTGAGATCACTTCTGAACTGATCTGGAAAGTACCTGCATGTAAGCGGCCATCGACCCAGAAACATCTTGGTCGGTGCTTTCGGTCAGGACTTCAGACTCACTTCTCTTCGGAGAAGACTTGAAATACGACTCTTTCAGAGTCTCAAGCTTTTCCTTATAAGACTCTTCACTCTCAAACTCTACACCCTCAGCAAGGGAAGCGAGCTTGTCTTTCTGAACGGTCGTCAGACCTTCAGCGACATCGGAAAGGATACCACCAGCAGTTGCCTCGGAGAGACGCTTGTTGATCGAAATATTCTTCTCAATTTGCTCGTTGAGTTTTGTCTCCATTTCATCTAACTTGTCTACCATAGACTCAACAACATCATATTTCTCTTCAGGGATAGTTACATAATGATTTTCAAAAAGACCCTTCATTCCTTCAAGGAACGATTCGGTCATTTCGGTTCTGAGACCATGCTCGACTGCGATTGCATTTTCGGTGATCCACTCGTCAGCGACGTACTCCAGATAGGAGTCAACACGCTCGACCAGTTCTCCCTTCATTGCTTCAACTTCTTCAACAAGTTGAGCTTCGTAGCGAGCTTCGAGGGCCTCTCTGATTTCGGTTACTTTAGACTTCAGAGCGGCCTCGAAAATAGTCTTGGCCTTATCTCTGAACTCTTCGGAGAGTTCTTGTCCACCGAGCAGAGCGTTAACGTCTTCTTCGACATCAACGTCATCGGTGATTTCAGGAAGTTCTTCGGCAACAGTCTCTTCGACTGTCTCCTCTACGACTTCCTCTTCTGTAGCTTCGTCTTCAGCGATGATTTCGGTCTCTTCAACCTCAGCCTCTTCTTTCGAAAGGGCGCCCTTTACGGACTTGAGATTTTTGGCATGACCGCCTTCACCACTTGGGTCCTTAAGTTTTGCACTATCGTCATCGGGACGATAGTTTTCTGGAGTAGGACCGCCGAGATCTTCATAACTTACACCAGCCATAGTCTGCATAGGCTCAGCAGGTGCAGCACCTCTGGTCACGGCGTTCTCCATTTCTTGTAAATTCCTCTTACGGGACATCTGAACTCTCCGATTTAACCTTGTAATTAAACTATATTTATTTATAAATTAGAGATTTGCTAAGAAATCTTGGAACAGACCTAATTTCTGTTCGTCAAGTTGCTTCTGATCTACAAGAGTGTTGATTCTCTTATAGGTTTTTTCTGCATATCTTTCGCGAAGAATGCCACCATCCCAAACCCACTCTTTACCTTCCATAATACCATTCACAAATGCATCAGGTGCAGATGGGTCAGCAACGATATCAGCAGCAGTTGCGAGAGTAAAATCCTCTCCAACCACACTGTATCCTTCGCTGCACTTATTTAGTGAACCAACACCGCGAGAAGATACACCTAACTTAACTCCCTCTCCAAGGAGAGACTTAGCGATGTTACCCATGGGGGTGGAAAGAATTTGTGCCTTTCCAATGAAGTTATTACCCTCTTGACGAAGAGAAGTAATCTTGTGAGAAACACGATCGAGGTTGACGGTAGGACCATCAGGGTGACCGAGTTCACCAAGAGCACGGCCCTTCTGAACGAAGTTTTCGTTATAACGATTTACTTCGTTAGCAAGAGTTTGAATGGGATACATTCTCCCATTGCGGTTCTTGATCTCCCCTTGAAGGAATACACCTTCAATAAAGAGGTTCTTTTTACCGTTGCGTTGTTCAACGATAACCTCAACGGTTTCGATTTCTTCTCTGATTAGTTTCATTAGCCTGCGCCTGAAATTTGTACTTGTTGTGCGTATAGTTTGCCAGATCCACTGTCAGTTCTAGCTGCAACAACTAGAGTTTTTCTTGCCTTCGCATTAGTGAATGATGCATCAGCGGCTGTCAGAGCTCTGCTATCATAATCAATGGTCAATCTCTCGGAGAAATAACCATATGTATTTGCACTACTGTCCACTGATAATACTTTTCCTGTTGTATTAAAACCAGTGACTCCTGTTACATCAGTGATGGTAAGAACATCATCTACTACAAATGGATTTCCAGTGCCCTCAGGGAGGTCGATAGTGGTTGTACTACCAGTTGAAATACCAGCAATAGGTGAAGAACCAGGGCTTAATGCAAGAGTTGCAGTGGTTCCTGCAGGAACAAAATAGTCGGCAGTTGTAGCAACAGCAGTAGTTCCAATAGCAACATGAGTGTTTTGCGAAATTGCAACAACTCTCAGAGTATCTGACTGAACAGTAAACTGTGCAGACTGTGCTGATGTGGCTGAAGTATTAAAATTAATACTATTTCCAACTGGTGAATGTGCCATTACTCGTCCTCTTCGGTTTCTAATTCATTGTCAATTTCACCGATTTCATCTGCATCGGTTTCATCCTCTTCTTGATCCTGAAGACCAAACATAGCATCTGCTACATATGGTCTAGCGAATTCAATTCTTTCTGCAGCTTTTTGATATAACGCATTTTTAATTGCATCACTTACTTCAGACGGAGAATCATCCGCAATCATCAAATCCATTAATTCATCCATAGATCAATATGTGTATATCTATGTTTTTATTTATATCTCACCACCTTTGGGTGC